GGGTCAACGCCCGATGCCAGCATGTTACGCAAACCCTGCTGTTCGCCCAACGCGCGTTGTTTTTCATGCAGTGCTAAATTGTTTGCCTGATAAGATTGTTGCGCATTACGAATTTGCGCAATCTTATACGCATCCCCCATAGGATCGTATTCTGGCACTTTAATACCGAGAGGGATACTTGTGTCTAATTCAGCCATGATCGCCTCTTAGTTAAATAAACGGCCCCATGCCGGTATACCCACCAGCACCATAAGAATAGTCTGCACTAGACCCGTTAAAATTACCGCCGCCACTACCACCAAACGCGCCAGAATAGATGCCGGTATTAAACGCTTTACCTGCGTTATTAAACGCGCCGCTCCATGCGTTGGCTCCGCCGATCATACCGGCGGCTTGCGCGTTACCGGCAGCAAGTGCGTTATTACCGGCAGCGGTGCCGTAGGCGCCTGCGGCATTGGTCAAAGCATTTGTGGATGTTTGACCAACCCCCATCAAAGATTGCAAAGGCTGCAATTGATTAGACCTATTAGTTTGGTAACGATTAAAAGCGTTTTGGTATTCTTGCGATCCTGCCTGTTGCCCGTAGTTCTGTGCAGCAGTCAAAGCGTTACCGGAGATCATGCCGCCGCGCGCAGCCGCAGCCGCGTTAAGCGCTTTGTTGCCTTGGTCAAGGCGGAACGCATAGCCGGGGTCGGCTTGAAAATCCGACATGTTAAAGTCACGGGCGTATTTGCCAAAGTCCGCCGAATTAGCGTCAACATTGAGCCCAGCTGGTAGTGTAGCAGCAGTGCCGTCGGCGTTGGTACCGGTTAAAGTAGTGTTGGGGTTAAGACCCAAAAGCGTCAAAAGGCGATTTTGTGCGGTCAAACCGCCAGTGCGAAATGGCGCTTGCAGTTCGACTTGTTTGTCGAACATTTGTTTTTGAAGCGCGGTGGATTGTGCTGCTGCTGCGGCTTGCGCGTCCGCAGCGCTGCTGGCGGCGTCTGCTTGCATCGCTCCGCCAACAATACTACCTACGGCGCTTACACCTGCGGCTACTGCAACCATAACATCAATCCCCTATCCATTTGGAGTAATACACTTCGATGGGCGTCATATCAAAATATTCAAACAGACGGGACGAATCTTTGTGCAACTTCGAACCGTGGTAGATACGTTGGACACCGCGTCGCTTGGCTTCGTTTTCCACAGCGCGGAAAAGTCGTATGCCTGCGCCCCCGTCACGGATGCTGGGGTGCGTCCAGAATATGTCCATTGTCAGCGCAATGCAAGACTTATAATGGAGTTCAGGGGCAACTATTCCTATGAAATAGCCGACCAATTCTTCGCCGCGCCGCATTGTGACGACCAAAAGCTGATTTTTTGCGTCCAACGCATCATATGCGTCGTATTGCGGATCAAGCGGCACTTTGTCTTTGTTGATCGCTAATTCTTCCCAATGCAAAGGGTACAACGCTTTGGCGTCTTTAATAAAGTCTTTGTATGGTTCGGCTTGAACAGTAATTGTCACTAAGCGCTCCGAATGTCTACAATGCACACGATCCGGTCGTCAACGCTATTGTTAATGACGCCGTGTTCTGCGTTATTATTTATCAGCCAAATTTCGCCGGAGCGAAAGTTAACCACTTCATCTTCAATATAAAATCGCGCGCCCGGCAAGCTTTGCAGCGCGATCTGGTAGCGTGTGTAGTATGTAGCAGGTGCGCCACCATCTACATGCGGCAGGATTTCTTTCCCAGATGGCAGCTTAGTGACGATGCACCGGCCTAACTGCACGCCATCAACCCGACGCATCAGATCGAGAATAAGCGACCGCAACGGCTTTAGCACATCCCAACCGCGGTAAGACACAACCAGCCGGTCATCGACGACATTATCGGTCATTTCATTGAACATGAGCCATATGTCGCTAACGTCAGCGTGCGCCGTGCCGGGGTGCTGTGTGCGTAGTGTGTTCTCGTTCCACAGATCAGGGTTGATCGCAAGCGCGTGCAGGATCGGCGTAACGTCGATCCCGTCGGCTATTTTAAGAAAATGCTTCATCAAGCACCCGCAGGCAATGTGGCGAACCCAGAACCGGTATAATAATACCCGTTAGGCGTAACGTAGTTAGGACATGCGGCCCAGTACAATGGCGCAGGCGGCGTGTTTTGTACCGTGGACACGGCAACAACACGATAACCAAGCGTCAAGGGCGGCGTATAACTGTTGTCGTAAATTTTGTCGTTAGGCGAGATTAGCGCGTATTCTTGCGGTGGAGGCGTTGGTTTTAAAACGCAATTTGTGCCGTCATAATAGTATTGTTCGGGTGTTACTGCGTCATCACAAACAACCCAAAAAAGGGGTTTCGCTACAGGAAAACGATCCGCCGAAATTTGCGCTATGCGTGACCCAATAACAACGGGAGGTGTAGCGTAATTATAAATTAATTCTGTAGGGGATATAAGCGCGTTTTGCATTTGCTCACCTTAATATTCTATAATAATAACGCCGTTTGCCCCAGCGCCACCGCTTCCTGTGGTAGTGCCGCCACCCCCTCCCCCGTATAAACCTCCAGCTACCCCCGAAGATGAATTAGGTCCAAGAGCATAAACATAAGGGGCTATAAAAGTTCCTCCTCCGGGGCCACTTACAGTACCAATACCCGTTACTGTAGAACTGTATCCGCCGCTTCCACCTTGAATATTAAGATCGCCGCCAGAACCAACACCACCATTTACGCCCGCTACAGGGCTGCTACTTCCTGCGCTACCCCCTGTAGCAGAACAATAAGTGCCAAAAGAGGAAGAATTACCGTTGGCGGCGGCTGCGCCACCAGTACCAACAGTGCAAGTGATAACAGCGCTAGGAGTAAGACCGGAAATCCATTTTATAGATGTACCGCCGCCGCTTCCGCCGCCACCAGCCCAATTAGCGTTGGCGTTGCCGCCCCCGCCACCGGCTATCACTGTAACTTTGCATTTTGTTACACCTGCAGGAACAGTCCAATTTCCAGTAGACGTAAATATAGCAACTGACGGCGCGCCCCCGCCGCTAAAAGCCGACGAAACCCAATTAGTACCGTCGCTAACCATATGATTACCAGTTGCGCCGGGTGCAGGCGGCATTACAGTAAGCGTGCCGGTTGATGTGATAGGGCCGCCGGTAAGTGTAAACCCGTAAAGCCCTGCACCTGTTATACTAGTTACCGCCGCGCCGGAAGCAACAGTCGTCGCAACAGTAGCCGTTGCGGCGTTGCCTGAAATATCGATGGGCCAAGTTCCATATGCGCCCGCGCCATCCGCGCCGGGCGACATGATAAGGTTATCTTGCGTATAAATTTCAACGTCGTTTGCGTCTTTAAGAACGAACTTATATCGCGCTGTGCCCAACCACACCGAGGCTTCGCCGCGCGAATCAAGAATGATTGGGTTGGTATTTGGCGTTACGCCGTACCAATCAATATAGGTTGCAAGCAACGTGGTTGTGCCAGCAGCGTATGTGTACAGCTTGCCGCCAACAAGGGGCTTGCCATCGTTTCCAAAAAACTGGAGCCGTGGATCTGGGGAAACATTGATCGTCATAAACGCGCCTCACAAATTTTGAAACACCATATATTACAAAAGCTACGCTTGCAACAATTAAGCTGACGCACCTTTAATGATTGCATAATTCAGAACCGGCGCATCCGTCGCCGTACCGGTTTGAGCCCAGAACGTCACTCGAAAACTGCCGTTGACAACTGCCGACACGTTGAACGAATAATTGTTGGTTGCACCAGATTGTATACACAATATAACTGTATCAGTCGATGATACATTGCTGTTTGTAACCGTAAAACTGGCAGGCGTAGTAGATCCAGCGGCGCTAAACAGCGTAATCTGCCCAGTTGGGGTGTTACATGTAACGCCGGTCGTACGCGAAGTACTTTGCGTAACCGAGCCGCCCGCACCGGTCAAATACCCGAACGGCACAGGGGCGTTAGACCATGCGGGCGGGGAGTTAGACACCAAAACCGCGCCCGAAGGCGCCCAAGGCCCAGTACCGCCGCGGGCGATGTCTAGTACGCCCTGCCAACCAAGCGTCATCGTTACCGCGTCAAGAAGCGCTTTGTTGGGGGCGCCGCTAAGAGTCAGTGTGACATTTGTGTCGTTTGCACGGGCTAACGGGCTACCAACAATACTAATGTTGGGGTTAGCGCCTCCAGTTGTTTCAAGCGGCGCGGTCGCCGTGACACTAAGTGTGGGTTGCGTTGACCCGCCACCCGTAATCGTAAACATATTGACAAAAAACCGATACCATTCACGCGAAATAGTGCCGGTTTCTGGGTCAACCAGCGCCACGCGAGGCGGCGTAATGTTTGTTAAATTAGGCATCGGTTGGGCTCATCACAAGTTCGGCGCCCATGATAGCAATTTTAACAGGATCGGTGCCTGATATTTCATATACGCGGTCGCGCAATTTAACCGCCATTCCCAACCGCCGCCAAATGGTGCGATACCATGTTTCGCCATACTTACCCATTGTGCGCCAATGCTCGTTTGACCAAGTGTGGCCGCCGTCATCCGACCAACGCAACATAACTTCAGGATTGTAACCCGCGCCAGACAAATGCGCCGTGGTGACGATTGGGTTAGGCGACCCGCCGGTAATGATAATGCGTTTGCCATCTTGCGTAAGAATATGCGCGCCGCCAGCGTCTTCGGGATATTGTTGCAGTCCAACACCCGATTCGGTAATTAACTGAAGCGTATGGTGCGCAGTGCGTTTAAGATTGTTTGAATTTGGGGGAAGCGCTCGCCAAGAGCGCAGCCATTTTTGAAGCGCTCCATTATCGTCGTACATATTTAAATCAAATGCATAAACATTACCGTTTTCGTAATCGCCAACAACAATTTCATTGTTGAAACTCATTTGGCAGTTAGACCGGTGACGGTAAAACACACCGTGAAACTGATCCCACGCGGCGCGCTCATGCCACAATTGCGTGGCGGCGTCGTAAACCCATGTTTTACTTGCAGACGGAAATATCAACACATAGAATG